ACTCACACCGCGGATCTGGCTGTGGATTTTGGTCGTAAAGTAAAACACTTGCTCGACGATCCCTTGTACTCGGACCTTTTTCCCACAAGATTGATGGAGGACTCGCAGGCTGCAGGAAAATGGAAAACGGAACAGGGCGGAGAATATTTTGCTGCTGGTACAGGCGGAGCGATCACAGGACGTGGTGCTGATTTATTAATCATCGATGATCCACACAAAGAACAAGATTTAAGAAAAGATGGTAAGTCTTTTGAAAAAGCATGGGACTGGTATCTATCTGGTCCAAGACAACGTTTGCAACCTGGCGGAAAGATTGTTGTGGTTATGACACGTTGGTCTACCAAAGATATTACAGGTCAATTACTTAGAGCTCAAATGGCAGACGATGCCGATCAATGGAAGGTGATTAAGTTTCCAGCGATCATGCCATCAGGTAAAGCGTGTTGGCCAGAGTTTTGGAAAATTAAAGAACTGCAAAAGACTCAGGCAACGCTGACCCCGTCTAGATGGAATGCTCAATATATGCAAGAGCCAACATCGGATGAAGGTGCTTTGATCAAGCGAGAGTGGTGGAAAGATTGGGATTCAAGAACTTTGCCTTCACCAAGTTTTGTTTTACAAAGTTACGATACAGCATTTTTAAAATCTAACACGGCCGACTTTTCAGCCGTTACGACCTGGGGAGTCTTTGAATCTGAAGACAATGGACAGCAGTGTATCTTAATGCACGCAGAAAAATCCCGGTTCGAGTTCCCTGAATTAAGGCGCAGGGCTCACGAACTTTATCTGCAGTACAGACCTGATATGGTTATCATCGAAGCTAAAGCTTCGGGTCTGCCACTCGTGGCAGAGTTAAGACGGATGGGAATACCAGTAACTACCTTTACACCGTCGCGAGGAAATGATAAGTTCGCGAGAGTTAACTCAGTTTCACCTCTATTTGAGGACGGAAGAATATGGGCGCCCTTTCATGAGATGTATGCTCAAGAGGTGATAGAAGAATGTGCTGCGTTTCCACACGGCGATCACGATGACTATGTGGATTCTGTAACACAAGCGATAATGAGATTACGTGGTGGTTATTTCATTGCGCATAGAGAAGACGAAAAATTAGAACCGATTAACAGAGGTAATTTAGAATATTATGGCTAACCCGGCACTTGTTCAAAGCATTATTAGATTAGCAACACGATTAGGTGCTAATCCACAAAAGTTTATAGGCACGAGGTCTAATATTAGATTCCTGGGCACCGGTCCTTCAAACGAGCTGTTTAGTCAATCGCTTCGTATTAAAGAGCTACCTGGATTATTTCAAGCGGGCGGTAAATTAAAACCATCGATGTTAAGCAAAGTTGAAAGTGGTGTGGGTTATGCAACAGCGGGTAAACTATCTCAAGGTCAGCTCACAACTTTAAACGCAAGTTTAAAAGCCATGGATAATTTACAATCTGGTTTAACAAAACCTACAGGCATTGTTAATACCGAGTCGTTTAGAATGTTAGGCAGACGAGGTGCAAAAGGTTCAGAGTTCAAGAAACTGGGACAAAGGCTCAAGGCCCAAAGAACACAAGGATTTAAAGAAGCAATGGAAGCGGCCGATGATTTAATTATCGAGAAGTCTGCAGGCGGTATTACAAGAACAGAACTTAAAAACTTATCTCCAGAGGCTTTACAAAATTTAAGATTAGAATTTGCTCCAGACATCATGAGTAGATTCTTCAAACCTAAATTAGCAGGTGGTGGCATGATATTAGATAACATGGGTCTAGCAAATATACTGGCGGTATAATGGAAGAATTTTTAAAGATACTAGAGCAAAGAACTAAGATAAAACCTTATGATTATTTAGATAGAAGCACGTATCCGTCAAATTCAGAGCAGAGAGAAAAGCTATTTTTAGAACCGGTAAACGAGCCTGCTGAACAGATACTTAAACTTGATGATAAAAAAACTGACTAAAACTATACCCCCTAAATCCGGGCCCACGCCTCAAGGGTTGAATATTCAAGATAATACTGTTAAGACTGTGAGATTGGAGAAATTAAATGGCAGAAGACAATATAGACAAAGCGCTACCCAACGTAGAGCAAACAATAGAATTACCTAGTGAAGAAGAATTAGTCGAAGCGGCCCAGTCCGAAGAAGACAAAATTCCGAATCCAGAAAACACTGAAATCGTTCAAGGCGAAGACGGTAGTGTAGAAATTAACTTTGATCCCGCAGCCGCGAGTCCTGAAGCAGGTGACGATCACTATGCCAACCTAGCAGAATTATTACCAGACGATGTCTTAGATGATATGGGTTCTGAGTTATTTGACAACTACACACAATACAAAACATCAAGAAAAGATTGGGAAGATGGCTACACAAAAGGTTTAGATCTTTTAGGATTTAAATATGAAATTAGAACACAACCTTTTCAAGGTGCAAGTGGTGCTACACATCCTGTGTTAGCAGAAGCTGTTACACAATTCCAAGCACAAGCGTACAAAGAATTATTACCCGCTAATGGTCCAGTAAGAACACAGGTCATTGGTAAGACGGATCGTGCAAGACAAGATCAGTCACAAAGGGTTAAAGATTTTATGAATTATCAGATCATGGATAAGATGAAAGAATACGAACCGGAGTTTGATCAAATGTTGTTCTACCTCCCCCTATCAGGTTCAGCTTTCAAAAAAGTTTATTACGATGAACTCTTAGGACGAGCCGTCTCTAAGTTTGTCCCTGCTGATGATTTGATCGTGCCATACACTGCCACATCCCTCGATGATGCTGATGCAGTGATGCACACGATTAAGATTTCAGAAAATGATTTAAGAAAAAAACAAGTGGGTGGTTTCTATAGAGACATAGAAATTAATCCAAGTTACATGCAAGAGACTGAAGTTGAGAAAAAAGAAAGAGAACTTGAAGGTGTTAGAAAATCAAGAGATGAAGATGTTTATCAACTTATTGAATGTCATGTTAATTTAGATTTAGAAGGATTTGAAGATAGAGACGAGTTTGGTGAACCTACAGGAATTAAATTACCTTACATTGTAACTATCGAAGCAGGTTCAAGAGAAGTTTTATCCATTAGAAGAAATTACCAGATTGGCGATCCAACAAAACAAAAAACTCAATACTTCGTTCATTTCAAGTTTTTACCAGGTCTTGGGTTCTACGGTTTCGGATTGATCCATATGATTGGCGGCCTTTCTCGAACTGCAACATCTGCACTCCGTCAATTACTTGATGCGGGAACATTATCCAATCTACCCGCTGGTTTTAAACAAAGAGGTATTCGTGTTAGAGACGAAGCCCAGTCTATCCAACCTGGTGAGTTCAGGGACGTGGACGCGCCAGGTGGAAACATTAGGGATGCATTTATGCCTTTACCTTTTAAAGAACCATCACAAACCCTATTGCAGTTAATGGGTATTGTGGTTAATGCAGGTCAACGTTTCGCAGCAATTGCAGATATGCAAGTCGGTGAAGCAAACAAACAAGCTGCTGTAGGTACAACGATTGCATTATTAGAACGTGGTTCACGTGTAATGTCAGCCATACACAAAAGATTGTACGTTGCAATGAAACAAGAATTTAAATTATTAGCTGGTGTATTCAAAACTTATTTACCACCAGAGTATCCATATGACGTTGTGGGTGGACAAAGAAATGTTAAAGTTGCAGACTTCGACGATAGAGTTGATATTATCCCTGTAGCTGATCCAAACATCTTTTCACAAACACAAAGAATATCTATGGCACAAACAGAGCTACAACTTGCTCAATCAAATCCACAAATTCATAATTTATATGAAGCATATAGAAATATGTATGAAGCAATCGGTGTAAAAAACATCGATCAGATCTTACCTCCGCCTCAACAACCTACTCCAGTTGACCCGGCAGCAGAAAATATCTTAGCTTTATCCGGAAAACCTTTTCAAGCGTTTAAAGGACAAGATCACAGAGCACACATTACGGTGCATTTAAACTTTATGGCTACAAATCTAGCTAGAAATAATCCAATCGTGCTTGGAGCATTAGAAAAAAATATTTTTGAACACATTTCTTTGATGTCTCAAGAACAAATTGAGATAGAATTTAGAGAAGAATTACAACAATTAGCGCAGTTACAAGCTAACCCAATGCTCGCACAACAAGATCCTAACGTTCAACAACAAATTTTATCATTAACGTTAGCGATGGAGTCTAGAAAAGCAAAATTAATTGCAGAAATGACAGAAGAATTTAAAAATGAAGAGAATAAAATTATGGGTCAATTCGGAAATGACCCTGTTGCGAAGTTAAAAGCAAGAGAACTAGATTTAAGAGCCGCTGACGACGCTAGAAAACGTGAAGAAGGCGAAGAAAGGTTAAGTTTAGATCGAATGAGAGCTATGATGAACCAATCTAACTTCGATGACAAGCTAGAACAGAACAAAGAACTAGCCATGTTGAGAGCTGGCGTAAGTTTAGCAAAAACAGGTGCTAAAAAAGTAGAGATTGAAGAAAATTAAGATGCCGTTGACTGAAAAAGGTAGAAAAATTATAAAATCTATGAAAAAACAGTACGGTAAGAAGCGTGGTGAAACAGTTTTCTATGCCTCGAAGAACAAAGGTGTTATAAAAGGCGTTGAAAAGAAAAAAACAAGGAGAAAAAATGGAAAAACTAGATAACATCAAGGAAGTTAAAGTTGGTGAGCAGCAAACTGAGATCGATCCTAGATCTAAAACAACTGCTGACGGCTCATTTAACTTAATTGGTACAGGTGGACCTGAACTTGAAGTACAAGGTCAAGGTAAAGTGATGCCTGAGAAAAGAAGAAAATCAAAGGCGTACTAATGGCTTGGTTCAGTTTAGCAAAAATCGCTTTGCAAGCTGGAGGTAAGATATATGCCAACCGTCAAAAGACAAAAATGGCTATGTCGGACGCACAGCTTATGCATGCAGAAAAAATGGCTCGGGGTGAGGAGGCTTACCAGGGCAAATTACTAGAAGCTAGGCAAAACGATTACAAGGACGAATTTGTACTTGTAATAATTTCTGCACCGATTATAGTATTAATGTGGGCAGTTATGTCAGACGACCCGACTGCAATGGAAAAGGTAAAACTATTCTTTGAATATTTTCAATCTCTTCCGAAATGGTTCACGAATTTATGGATCCTTGTCGTGGCGAGCATTTTTGGTATAAAGGGTACACAAATATTTAGAGGAGGGAAAAAATAATGGCTAAGAAAAAGAAAAGTAAAATGAAAAAAATACTAGGTGCTGCTTTATTAGCAGGACTTGGTGCAGCAGCGTTAAGAGGCAGAAACCAAGGTGCAACTGCAGATGACGGTTTTCTTAAAATGAAACCTGAGCCTATGAACATGGACGAAATCATAAGTGTTGAGTCTGGATTACCAATTCAACCTGGTGAAATTACAGGTTCTGGTTTTGGAGCATTTTCAGCAGCTAAAGGCGGAAGAGCCGGCTACGGAAAAGGCGGAAAAGTTTCAAAAGGCTGTGGTAAAGTTATGGCTGGTAGAAGTAAAAAAACGAAATATTTCTAAGGAGAACAAATGCCTAATAGAAGATACAACAAACAAGTCCCTGGTTTCAAAGAAGGTGGTGAAGTTTTAAAACCCGTAAAACCAAATCAAAAGGGTTTAAAAAAATTACCTAAAAAAGTTAGAAACAAAATGGGTTATATGAAAAAAGGTGGTAGAGTTTAATGGCTAAACTCTGTCCCAAAGGTAAAGCTGCCGCGAAGCGTAAATTCAAAGTTTACCCATCCGCGTACGCAAACATGTACGCGTCAGGCGTATGCTCGGGTAAAATAACACCAGGTGGTAAAAAGAAAAATAGAACCAAAGTAG